TGGGTTAAGATTATTGATCCTGCTACAAACGTATTGCAAGCATATCCACCGAGTGCTATTATGCCTGCGGTTTACTCTGCCAATGACAAAACCGCTGCTGAGTGGTTTGCACCTGCCGGTTTAAATCGTGGTGGTCTTGAACAAGCAGTTAGTGTTATGGATAGATTGACATTTGCAGAACGTGACGAATTGTACGAAGGTAAAGTTAATCCAATCGCTGCGTTTCCTGGTCAAGGAATTGTTGCTTTCGGACAAAAGACTCTTCAACGCCGTGCATCGGCATTGGATAGGATTAATGTTCGTAGATTGCTTATCACATTAAAGAAGTTTATTGCGAGTACATCACGTTACCTTCTTTTTGAACAAAATGTGGCTGCAACCCGTCAACGTTTTAATGCGATTGTTAATCCATACCTTGAAGCAGTTCAACAAAGACAAGGTTTGTATGCTTTCCGTGTAATCATGGATGAGTCAAACAATACACCTGATTTAATTGACAGAAACATTCTGTATGGTCAAATCTTCTTGCAACCAGCACGTGCAGTTGAGTATGTCATTCTTGACTTCAACATCACACCAACTGGAGCAAGTTTCGGTTGATCCGTTAAAAACAAATTACAAAAAACAAAAAACCCCTTCTTTATGGAAGGGGTTTTTTTGTGTAGATATATATTTATTTGATATGGAAATGCGTCTTACCGAAATTTTACACGAATTGCAATACAAAGAATTTTGTAATTTTGTAAACGAAAATAAACTAGATTCTGAAAATTCTATTTTAAAAGAGTTTGTTATTCCGAGTCGCCTTAAAAAAATATGGTCATTCTTAACCGAGTTGAAAGACCTTGTAAAAGTAAAGTTAACAGATATGGTTAAATTATTTATGAACAAATTGGTATTCAAATTTTTTGCTAAAATAAAATTCAGTATGAAATATCTATTTGGTTTGGTCAAAAAAGGATTTAAGGCATATAAAGAAGTAATCAAGGCAATCGGTGAATATGTAGCAAGTACTAAAGTCGGTAAGTGGACGGAAGAAAAACTTAAAGACTTGGATGCGTTTCTTGCAAAACATCCCAAGACTAAACGAATGGCAGGATTTGCCGTTGCCGGTATTCTAATTTACATTTGGTTAAATATGACATTCACTGGTAACGCAGATTATGATTTTGATATGGCCGATATGCTATTAGCACTTGCGGGAGGATTTACATTATCAACATTGTTTGCAGGACCCGATGGAATGGCTTTACTTATGTTGTTTGCAACTGGTGTTATTGGGCTATCGTTTCCTTGGCCAGGACCACAATCATTTCAATTTGTCGGAGCAGTATTATATGGTTCGGCAAAGTTGGTAGGACAGAAATTAAGAAAAGATAAATAAATATATTTTTTATTTAGCAACTATTTATATTAGATGATTGAAAAAACAAGTTTTTGAATTTTTAATCAATATTTATACGAAAGAAATACAACCTATAATTGGAGAACTTAAAAAATGGCAGAAGTAATAGCAAACGAAGAAATGTTTTTTACTGCGTTCGAACCAAAAACGCAAAATAGATTCATTATGTATATGGACGGAGTACCAGCATATCTTATCAAGAGTGTTACTCGTCCTTCCCTTAATATCGATCCCGTCACACTTGACCACATCAACATCAAAAGAAAGATTCGTGGTGGTAAAGCAGAGTGGCAGGATATAACAATGACACTTTATGATCCGGTAGTTCCAAGTGCTTCTCAAGCAACAATGGAATGGATTCGTCTTTCGCACGAATCTGTTACCGGTAGAAATGGTTACGCAGACTTCTACAAGAAAGACCTTACGATCAATCTTTTAGGACCAGTCGGTGATAAAGTTGAAGAATGGACTGTAAAAGGAGCATTCTGTACAGCAGTTGACTTTGGTACTGTAGATTGGACAAATGGAGAACCTCTTGAAGTTTCACTTACAATTGCATATGATTATGCAATCCTTCAATACTAAAATCTAGTAGTTGTAATTTCTTTTAAAAAAACTCCCTTCGTGGGAGTTTTTTTTTTGTGTGTATATATTTATTGATTATGAAACCTAGTAAATTACAAGCAGAAGTATTAAGTATATTTGAAGAACTTAAAAGTGATAAGCAAACTGAATTGCAAATTGAGGGTTTAAGTTCTGTGTATAATAAGGTAGCAAAGTTTTTTCTAAACCAAGTAAAAGCGGGAAAATTCCTTAGAGATTATGATATTAGTCCAGCAGATGGTCGTATGGTATTTAGAACCGGTAGTGGAAAGAAAATAGTATTCAAAGATATGAAACTCGGGGTAACTGCAAATAAAACATGGAAAGGTAAAAAAGATAGTGAATTCTTTAGTTACAAAGACCATAAGAAAATGCTTGATTTTGCTCTTGCTGATATCTAATAAAGTTTTTTTATTTTAATAAAAAAAATAGTTCTTGTATATGTATATATATTGGTATATATTATACTGATAAAAAATAAAAGGTTACAATTATGGCAAACGAAGATAAAACAATTCAAATTCCTGACGAAGTCGCACGGGCGATGTCAGACGAGGGTAATTCCACAACTACTGAAACTAAACAAGTAAAAGTTCCCGATGCAAGTCCAAAAGCAAGTTGGGGTCAAACCGATGAGGTTCAAAAAACTGAGTACCCAAGTGAAGTAGTTGACTTACCAAGCAGAGGTTGGTTTTACGATAGCAGTAATCCATTGTCTAGTGGTCAAATTGATATCAAGTATATGACTGCACGTGAAGAAGATATTCTTACAAGTCAAAATTTGATTAAAAAGGGTGTAGTGCTTGATAAATTGCTAGAAGCATTGATCGTTACTCCGGGTGTCAAATTAGACGATATTTTAGTTGGTGACAAAAATGCAATATTTATTTCCTCACGTGTTCTTGCTTATGGAAAAGATTACAAAATTAAATTTAAAGATCCATCAACCGGTGACGATGTAGAAGATACAATTGATTTAACTCAACTTGAGTCCCGTGAGTTCGATTTTGATAGTTGTGAACGAGGAGTTGGAATTTTTGATTACGAACTTCCGTATAGCAAAAGAAAAATTCATTGGAAGTTACTTACTCATGCAGATGAACAATCAATTGAAGCAGAATTAAAAAGCATGAAGAAATTTACAAAAAACAAAAATGAAACTGCGGAAGTTACAACTCGTTTGAAATATGTTATTCAAGCATTGGATGGAAAAGAAGATCGTTCATTTATTAAAAGTTTTGTAGACAAAGAACTTCTTGCAAGAGATAGTCTTTCATTAAGAGAGCATATCAGAAAAAATACTCCTGACCTTGACATGACTTTCAACTTTGAGTCTGAAGACACAGGATACGAAGAAAGGATGACGATCCCACTCGGGGTCGACTTTTTTTACCCTTCCACGGGAGTATAAAATTCAACTTCATGAAGAGATTTTTAATCTCTGTTATTATAGTGAAGGTGCGTTTGATCAATCTATTGCATATAATCTTCCAATTTATTTGCGAAGGTTTTATGCGAAGAAGTTGCTTGATGTAAAAACAAAAGAACAAGAACAAGTTAAGTCTCAGCAGTCTAAGGTTAAAAATCCGTCTGCACCCAAATCAAGACCTGGACCAAAAAAGTCTTTTAGATAGATACTCTATTTTCTATATAAATTACACTAAACATATATTTATACATGGATATATGTACACAACGAAAATTTATATATGAAAAACGAAAAAGAAAATAGCAAAGAAGTATTATCTGAAAATAAAATAATAGCAGAATTTATTGGTTCTCTTGTAAATTCAATCTTCAAAGGAAAAGCAAAAAAACTAGGAAAATCATTTTTTGGTGATCCTAGATTAAAATCTGCGTTGGATAACTACATCAAAGACACAAACGAGTTTAAAAAAGAACTTAAACGACTTGGTCTTGGTAATACAAACGATTTAAAAAAAGCACTCAAAGCCCAAGGTAAAGAGTTGCCAAACCTATAATAAAATATTATGGCCGATGAAGATGTAATAGATGTTCAATCGTTTACAACTCAACTTCAACGAGAGTTGACCAAAAATATTACGCCTGAATTAAATAAAGTAACTGATATTTCGAAAGATCTTAACGCCGCAATAATAGAAGGAAATATTGATGTTGCAATTGAAACACTCGGAAGTGATAAAGTAAAAAATTTAAATACCGATCTTAATGCATCAAATGCGTATTTTGAGAAAATGAAAGATGAGTCGTTGAAAATAGCTCGTAATTTAGCAAACGCAGAGCAACAAGGAAATTTACAAGCCGAAACACAAAGTATAACAAGCAAGCTTTCAGAACGAATAGAAGCAGGTACAGAGAAAATAAAGAATCGCGAAGAAGAAATTATTCCAAAATTACAAGCAAAAGTTAAACAAGCAGAATTGCAATTATCTTTAATGGATAAAGCAGATTCTAATTATGAATCACAAAAGCAAAAAATTAACCAAGTAAAAGATGAATTGGTAACTGCGAATGCTACGACTGCAAATATGATTGGTCAACAGCAAGCATTAATTCATATAAAAGACAATGAATTAAAAGTCGTAACTGAGTCGTTAGAAAAAAATGTTGCTTCAAAGGAAGTATTAAAAGAGTATATAAAAGTAACATCTGATATTGTTAGCAATTCAAATGATCAATTAAAAACTAACAAGGAACTTAAAGATGTAATTGATGGAATGAGTGATGCTCAAAAGAAATTGTTAGAAGAAAGTAAAGATATAATTGCGG